CTAAATTAAATATGAAAGGTTATACTAAAGAAGATATCAAACGTATTCTCGGATCATCATGGCCTACTATGCCTGAAGGTCACGAGACTGGTAATGAAATGAGAAAGAGAATAGGTAGAGAGATAAGAGAAGGTAAGAGACCTAAACCTAAATACCCATCAAAGGAGTCGAGGATAGCAGATACTTCGGGTAAGTTTGATGAGAATGGACAATACATATACCCACCAGATTCAGGTTTTAGATATACAGAATGGTTGAGAGATCATCCTGACTCAACTGAAGCTGGTACATATGGCAGTAAGGTATCTTAAATAAATACATATTTACCTATTTGTATTATGCAATTCCATGAAAAAGAAATACAAAGGATGGTTCATGCTTGCCAATATTACGCATCTATGGTAAGATCACAAGATAAAGATCTTGCAGACAAGTACGATTCATTGATTCATAAACTTCATAATTATGAACAAGAGATGGATTGTCCTGACTGTTGGGATCCAGATTCAGTTTGTAACGTACATTAACTATGTCTGATTTTGAACCTCTTGATTTTAAGAAAGAAGGTATTGTATTAGATTACAAAACGGCTGGTGTTGATATAGATGCTGGTAATAAATTTGTAGAAGATCTAAAACAAAAAGTTCCAGCCCTTGGTGGGTTTGGTGGTATGTTTAAGGTTCCCGTAGGATACGAGGAACCTGTTTTGGTTTCTGGAACTGATGGTGTAGGAACTAAGATTGATATTGCACAAGCTGCTGGTGACTATACAACTATAGGAATTGATTTAGTTGCTATGTGTGTGAATGATATAATCACATGCGGTGCTAAACCATTATACTTTTTAGATTATATTTCTACTAAGAAGTTAGATGGGGATATTGCTGATATCATGGTAGGCATTCTTAAGGGATGCGAGATTGCAGAAATGAATTTGTTAGGTGGTGAAACTGCTGAACATCCTCAGTATCAGATGAAGATTGACCTTGCTGGATTCTGTACTGGTATAGTAGAGCAGAAAGATATTATAGATGGTAAGAGTATTAAACCAAGTGATAGAGTAATTGGATTAGCGAGTAGTGGACTTCATAGTAATGGATATAGTATTGTTAATTATCTGGCACGTAGACTTAAACTAAACTATTGTAATTATCCTGAGTTACTTACACCAACTACAATCTATGCACCTGTAGTGAAGAAGTTGTTAAAAGAGGTAGAAGACATATATGGTATGTCTCATATTACAGGTGGTGGTATCCCAGAGAACTTACCACGTTGTTTACCTAAAGGATTGAAAGTAAATATTGATTGGAATTCTTGGACAGTACCAGATATTTTCTTAGAGATTCAACGTCAAGGTAATATGGATATGGATGAAATGAAGAGGGTATTTAATCTCGGTATAGGATATTGTGTAGTGTTACCTGCCAATCGTGTAGAGTATGCTATGGATATAATTAGAAACGATGGTATTGATTGTTGGGAGATTGGAGAAGTATATGCCTAAGCAACAAAAAATTAAATTCATCATCCAACAGGATGGTACAGTTATAGAAGAGGTACAAGGGGCTGAAGGAGATGAGTGTTTAAATGTTACACTACCATTCGAGAAAGCTCTAAATAACGTTAATGTTATCTCTAGAGAATACAAACCAGAATACTACAATGTCACACTTCAGCAAAATCAAAACGAAGATCACAGACAAGCCAGCATTAATACAAGCATTGATGTTTGATGGTTGGCCAGTTGATATCAATAGAGAGTTAGTAAATCCTATAGGACACGATCACGAAAGAGTGAGATGTGAAGTAACTGTAGGTGATGACATGGGTTTTGTATGGAATAAACAAAGTCAATGCTATGAGTTGATAACTGATAGACAAACTTGGTCTCATCAAATACCAATAGAAAGATTCTTAGAAAAGATAACACAGTTGTATTGTATACAATTACTTACTAGTGTTGCTAAGTCCAATGGATTTGAAGTAGAGAGTCAGAAAGTTAATTCAAGTAATGCTGTTGAATTAGTTGTTAATCGGTGGGTATAAATAATTAAAATAGTACTGCTATAATGGCAAACTGGTATAAAGATCAATTAACAAACAAGAACTTTCTATCACCAATAGGATTTGTATTCGTATTGGATAAAGCAAAGAAGGTTTCTTTTCTATGCCAAAGAGCATCAATACCAGAGATAAGTTTAGGGCAAGTTGATATTCCTACTGCTGGATTTGCTAAGATCCCTATGAGTGCTGATATAAATTATAGTCAGTTATCTTTGGATTTCATTGTTGATGAAGACCTTAGAAATTATATGGAGATTCATAATTGGATACGGGCATTAGGAACTCCTCAAGATTATATTGATAGAATGAATTGGAATGAGCAATATAGAATGGATACGAGATCTAAAACCGATGATGCTAAGTGGTCTGATGCAACGCTATTGGTTTTAAATAACAATAATATAGTTAACTTTGATATAGTATTTCAGAGTCTTTGGCCAGTATCATTATCTACTGTAGCTTTCGATGTTACAGGAACCGATAATGAATTCATGACTGCTACAGCAACTTTTAACTATTCGGTATTTGAAGTAAGGAATCAGGGAAGCAAAGATAGGAGGTAGTTGCAAAATTTTTAATTCTGTGCTATTGTGCTAAGGTCTATACATATTAGAGTATAGGAGGTAGCCTAGTGTCATTAAGAAAAAAAGTTGGAAAGGAACACGTCCCAGAAAGAACGTATAAAACTGAATGGGATGATTCTAATTGGAGACAAGAGTATGCTGGTATGAAAATACTTGGTAAGACTCAAAGAGAATTATTAGAAAATGGTCCTAAGAGTCTTGCTCAATCGTGGCATATGCAAGCGATGCATAATGATTGGATGAAAAAGAAAGGATACAAATATCCAGAACCTCCAGATGTATCATCTTCAATGCAAGAATTTTTTGCTAGAACAAAAGACCAAGGTATATAATGAATTTAGAACAACTTCAGGAGATGTGGAAGACTGATAGTCAAATCGATCCTGATAAGTACGGTGAAGAATCTGTAAGGATACCTCAACTCCATATGCGTTATATGGAGTTTTTTAATACATTCTCTCTAATGAAAAAAGATAGAGAGTCTGAGATGAGAGCAATGGTTAGAGATAAATGGATATATTATAAAGGTAAATCATCAACAAGCGTATATAAAACAGCACCGTTTGATTTAAAACTTACTACAAACGATGAGATTAAAATGTTTATTGCTGCTGATGATGAAGTCAGAAAGCTACAACTGAAGATTGACTATATAGAACAAACGATCTTCTTTCTTGATGGTGTGTTGCGTCAAATCAATGGACGTAACTACCAAATTAAAAATGCTATTGAGTGGGAGAGATTTCAAAGTGGAATGTAAATCATGGCTGATCTCGTTATTCAGAAGAAGAACGAAGTTTATTTAAAAGTACAAGCAGAGCCTCATCTCCACAAAGAGGCAGCAGAATTTTTTACCTTTGAAATCCCCTCTGCAAAGTACATGCAAAAGACGAGGAGATATAAAGGTTGGGATGGTAAAGTAAGATTATATTCACCTGCTACTGGAGAGATCTATTGCGGTTTAATAGATTATCTAACTGACTGGGCAAAGGACCGAGGGTATCAGGTTGAGTATTTGGAAAGTCAATATTTTGGGCATCCAAAGGAACAAAACGATCTTGTAACACCTCAATCGGTTGTTGGATTTGTTCGGGCTTTGGGACTTCCCTCGGAATTAAAGGTTCGGGACTACCAATACGCAGCAATATACGAGTCCCTAAGATACAACAGAAGACTCCTATTGTCGCCAACTGCAAGCGGGAAAAGCCTAATGATTTATTCATTGGTTCGGTTTCATGTAAACGTTAAACGGAATGTACTTATTATAGTACCAACTACCTCTCTTGTCGAGCAAATGTATAAAGATTTTACAGAGTACGGTTGGAACACTGAGTACCACTGTCATAAAATCTATGCTGGTGAAGAAAA